CGCGGAAGGCAGACTCTACGCTGACGTTGGGTGTATTCGAGGCGATCATTAAGGCGGTGCATGACGGAAACAAGTTAACAAACGAGGCGACTAAGATTGATAAAATGGGCGCAGCGAAAGGAGTGGCGAAATGACGATATCTAAGCCGGAACGGTACGAACTGGAGATTAAGATTTTCGAGGTTCGCGGCGAGATCGGGATACAGGCGATCCGTGATTGGTTATTTACCGAGCAAATGCGCTTGAATGGCCGATGGCCGTCGCTTCTCGATGAAGAACTGACACAGGCGCAGGGCGCGGCGGCGTTGATTCAACGCTTGATCAAGCTCATAGATGTAGGGCCGACGATGAAAACTGAAGGAGGTGCGTGATGGTTGATGCAACCGTGGAAGTAGTGGAGAACGCGGATGACGCGTTTGATAAGGCGTTTACCGAAGCAGTAACAGCGTTGAAAGATGACGTGAAATTGCCGGAGTCCGACACGACGAAGGCGGATGACACGAAGGTTGTTAATGCCCCCGTGGTTGCGGCGCCGGGAGATAAGGCGGCCGAAGAGAAGGCTGCGAAGGATGCCGCGGACGCGGCTGCCACTGCGGCGCTTGCAGCGGAGACACCGGAAGATAAGGCGGCGCGCGAAGCGGCTGAAACAAAGGTAGCGACTGATGCCAAGATTGCCGACGACGTAAAGGTTGTGGCGGATGCGGCGGCTGCTGTTAAGGCCGCGGCGGATGCTAAGACCGCGGCCGATATCAAAGCCGCGGCGGATGCGGCGGCAGTTGAGACCCCTGAGAAGAAAAAAGCGCGCGAGGATTTTGAAGCGTCAATCAAGCCGTACGAGCCGACCGAAGATGAAAAAGCGGCGATGGAGGAATTCAAGAAAGAATTCCCAAAAGAGCACGCCGCGGTGATGGCGCAGTTCAAAAGCGTCAATCAAGATATCAACGCGAGGGTATACACCGCTGTCCAAAGTGTGTTACAACAAGTATATAAGGATATCGGTCCCGTTAAGCGGGCTAGTGAGGCCGGTGCTCTGGAACGGCATGCTTCGGCGATATATACGGCTCACAAGGACTACGATGCCGTTATCGGGCTGATTCCCGCGTGGATTAAGACCGTGCCCGAGTTCGATCAGGCGCGGTATCAGGCAGCATATGATGCGGGTAGCACGCCGGAAGTGATTGAACTGGTATCGCGGTTTAAGACCGCGACTGGGCGCGCGGCCGATACGGGTAAGGCGGCGGCAGATGCGGCGGCGAGGGTTATAGCGGATGCTGCTGCGGCGAAAGCTGCTGAAGAGGCGGCGAGTTTGTTGCCGGTGACGACGAAGCGCACGAGTACGTCACCGAAGGGCAAAGCGGACCCGAACGATTTTGATGGGGCGTGGGCGGAAGCAGTAGCGATCGCAAACGCTAAGTAGTAAAGGTGCTTCAAAGCGGGGGATATCCCCGAACGATTCCGGCAGTAGGCGCCGGGTAAGCTAACCGAAAAAGGGTACTGACATGGCTATTGATCGCAGTTTTGTGCAAAACGCGCAAGTAAGCAACACCGACAAGAATGTGTGGATCCGGTTTCTTGATTTGTACGACACATATACTGCAACGGTCGATGCGGCTGAGTTGATCCTTCTCGATGGGGCGCTTGTTGGAGCGGTTATAGCGTCCAAGGCCGCGGTTTATGACGCGGCAGGGAAGCTTTTCCGTTCAAGCGCGACTCCGGCGGCGGCGGGCACTCTCATTTCCAATGCTACAGTCCTGACCGCTGAATTGAACGCGGTCACTGGCGCAAACGGATCGGCGGGGGTAAAACTTCCTGTTGCGGCTGTGGATGAGATTGTAATTGTTATCAACACCAACGCCTCGAACAATCTGCTTGTGTATCCGGTGGCGTCTTCGCAAATTAACGCACTTGGCGCAAGCAATGCATTCACAGTAACCCCCGGACAAATCGCAATCTTCGTTGGGCGGTCAGCAACACTGTGGTATACCGCCGCGGCGACGGACACAATCGTTGGGCTCACGGCATCGGCGGCGGAATTGAATTTTAACGACGGGCCGACGGTAGGCGTTGCTACCGCGAGCAAAACCGCAGTGCTTGGCACCGGAAAGAACCTTGATACGTTGAGTATCGATCCGGCGGGCATGAAATCTGATGGTGTCGTTATTTCTCCGCTTAAATACGTTTCCGTAGCTGTTACGGCAGCGTTGCTTGATGGGGCGCTTTCTGTAGTTGTAATGACTGGCGTTGCGGGGGATCAGTACAAAATCCGCGATATCAATATGGAGGGCGGCGGAACTAACTTTGGCGCAGGCGGAGATCGCACGATCGTGCTGACGGATGGCACTACGACATGGACAACTGTGCCAAACACGAGTATCGAAACTCTTGCTGCATCCGGATCCGCGTGGGGTAGTACGGTGCTTCCGTTGACTACTACGAGCGACACGGCGAGTGCATCGGCGGCGGATATCGTGTTCAAGTATGCCGGTGGTGCGTCGGATCATACGACCGGGGCGACACGATTCACTGTGTGCCTTGAAAAAGTATCGTAATTGAATTTTGTAACTTGCTTTGCACGATTCCATAGTTGAGTCGGCTACGGCAATAGAAACTGAAAACGTAACCAACACTCAAAAGGAACCACAATGACTGCACCCCAAACTTATAGCGATATCAGCCCGCGCACGCAAGCATTCGCGATGGTCCCGCTCCTAAAGCGGCATACCGAACGCATGATTTTGCAGAAGCTCGGCCAGGTGTACACGCTGCCGACCAAGTCTTCGACCATTGGTAAATGGCGTCGGTATGAGGCGCTCTCGCTTGCGCTGACCGCGTTGGTTGAAGGCGTGACCCCCGCCGGCCAAAAGCCGACATTCACGGATTACAGCGCCACACTCGAAGAGCACGGTGACTTTATTCCGTACACCGGTTTCATGCTGGATACGCACGAAGATCCGATACTTAAGGAATACGGTTCCATATGTGTGCAGCAAGCGGCCGAAACGCTTGAGACGCTCATTTATAACAAGGTGAAAGCCGGTACCAACGTCGGCTACGCGAACGGTTCAAGCCGAGACGATGTGAATACCCCGATTACCTTAGCCATGCAGCGCACTGCGACAGCGGCGCTGATTCGGCAACGCGGGGAATACATCACGGATATGGTGTCGGCTAATCCCGACTTCCGCACAGAACCTGTCGAAGCGGCGTTCGTGGCCGCGGTGCATTCCGACGTGACGAATGACGTTCGCAAGATGGAAGGATTCATATCGACCAAGCAGTATCAGGGCGGGATCATTCCGTGGGCGAACGAGATCGGTGCAGTTGAAGATGTGCGGTATGTTCGCAGCACTCTCTTTACTCCGTGGCTCGGTGGAACGGGAGTCGGTGGAACTAAAGGCGCAATGCGCGCGATTGGCGACAATACTAACGCGGACGTGTACCCGGTGCTGTATTTCTCAAAGGACGCGTTTGGCATGATGCCCCTCAAAGGCTCTAACGCCATGTCCTTGATCGCTCATAATCCCGGCAGCGCGGGCTCGGCTGATGCCTTGAATCAAAAAGGCACTCTCGGTTGGAAGATGGCGCAACAAAGCGTTATCCTGAACCAGCTCTGGCTGTACCGGCTTGAAGTCGCGGTGACTGCGTAATAACCTCGGTGCGGGAGGAGTGATCCTCCCGTTCTGAAAACTTATTAAAGGAAAATTCAATGGCTCTCACTTCAACTCAGCATAACGTCGGATCGAGCATTAACTTCGCGTCCGGCACCTTCAAAGACACCGGCTCGGTGAAGAAAACGATCCTCAAGTTAGGATTCGTTCCGAGATATTTCAAACTCATTGACACTGCGAGTACCGAACTTGTTTTCGAAATTTTCGATGGCATGCCGGCTAATGACGGTTTTAAAACGGCGGCAGCCGATCAGACTTATGAAACTTCGGGTATGCCGGAGTTTATCGAGAACTATGATTCCGGTGCCGTCGACACGTGGACGGTGTACGAAACTGGAACTGATAATGACCGCCTGAATTTGGTGAATGAACTGTTCACTGGAGTCAGCATTCCCGCGGCGTTGGTGCCTTCGTCTTCCGCGATGTACTGGGTCGCGCTCGGCTAGTTTAAATCCCCCGGCTTCGGCCGGGGTGTTCGACTTAGGAGTGGCCTGATGCACGAGTCATATCGTATTTTCGTGGAGACCTTGGAAAACGGCTTCAAAGTCGAAGTCCCTGACCTGGAGATGGTTGCTAAGAAAAAGGCGGCGGCGAAAAAAGCGGGGCCGAAAGGTGATATGCCGGCGCCGTATATTGGGGACTGCACGAAAAGTTTTGCCGCGAAAAGTGTCAAAGAAGTGCTGGCACTCGTGAGGGGCGCGCTGGAAAAAATCCCCGGTAACGAGTTCGATGCGGCATGGGAAGAAGCAACAGGTAAATACTAGGAGGTACTATGAACGAGATTAAAGACGACAACGCGCAGTTCGGATTACCGCAAGTAGGTGACTTCGCGGCGATGGTTGAAACTGCTGAACAGCGCGAAGCGCGGCTTCGCGCAAAAGCGGCGGAGATAGTTGCCGCGGAGTCTGAAGAACACATGCTCAAGCGGCTCATTGCTGAGCAGCGGGCTATGGTGGCTTCGGGCGGCATACCTACGGATACTCAGGGATTTCCAGCCGTGTACGACAAGGTGCATATCTATAAAGGGCGGGATAAGCACGATCAACCGTACGTCCCTCTCGGCATCAATGGATTTGTTCTCAAAGCCCCGCGCGGGGTGGACATTATTATCCCGGCATGCTTCACGGAACTCCTTGAACATGCTGTAGAAGAAGTTACAGTGAAGTCGATGGGCGGCTTGGTAACGCGCCCGGCGCATAGTTTCCCTTATACTTTAAAGGGTAAGGCCACGGCTGCAGAGTACAAAGTGTACCAAGCCGAGCAAAAAGCTAGGGCGGAGCAGCAAACCGTACAGGTTGCTGCATAGGGGTAGTGAGTGAATCTCGAGGAACTTCTTGACCACGCCAGGGGGTACCTCGACGATGTCTCCGACATCTCGGCGGGGGATCCCGACCTCCTTTGGTCGGACGAACTGCTGGTGCGCTATTTGAATGAAGCGCAACGCATTTTGTGCCGCAGGTCATGGGTGATTATTGAAACCGGTATTGCTCCTGCTGGAGTAATCACTTTAGCTACTGATAAAGTACTCTACTCGCTTCATAAGTCGGTGCTTCGAGTTTTCGATGCTACCCCCACGACGCAGTCGGCGGCTCTCGGGCGCGGGAATGATTTTGATTTGCGTAACCCATATTTGCTGAGTATGGATGCTTTCGATATCGGTGTTGCTGCGTCCCTTGCCGGGATCGCGCTGCCCGCCGCCGGCGCGCCGGAGGCGATAGCCAGCGATGCGGGTACCCGCGCGCTTCGTGTGTTCCCGCCGCCTGCTGCCGCGCAGAATGGTTTGCAGATCATGTTGAAAATCGCCCGGATGCCGGTGTGCTTCCTGGATGTTAACAAAATGACCGGAACCCCAGAAGTACCCGAGGAATATCATCTCTGGTTAACAGACTACGCCGCCGGCCGCTGTTTGAAGCAGGCGAATTTGGATAGCGTGGCAAAGGCGCTCGGGCAAGAACTGCTTGACGATTTCGCGCTTCACGTCCGAGAGGCGCGGCAGGACCGGCAACGCGCATCCCTGGGTAATGATCGTTGGGTGTTTTCATCCGTGACCGCGGCGTTATAAAATGGCCCCCGCTCAACCGCAAGATTCGGATGTTGTCACCTACTCGAAGTTCACCGGGTTGCGCAACACGGTCGACCCGGAACGCTTCGACGCCGGCGATTTGGTCGTAGCTAATAATGTGGATATCGACGTGACGGGCCGTTTGTCACGGCGAGGGGGGCGCACCCTAGTCACCGCGACGGCGACGCACTCGTTGTGGGCTGATCGTGAGATCGCGTTGTGTGTGCAGGGATCGCAGTTGTTTCGTATTGCTACGGATTATTCTCTTTCGTTGCTAAAGTCTGGTCTGACTGCTGGCCAGCGCATGAGCTACACACGGGTTGATGATAGGGTGTACATGAGCAATGGCGTGGAGTCATTCGTGTTGGATCAAGGTCGCGTGCGGTCGTGGGGGCTTCCAGTACCGCCATATCCAACGGTCACTATTGGCACCGGCCAGATGCCTGGCGGGGCGTACCAGTTCGTAACTACGTACATGCGTAGCGATGGGCAGGAATCCGGCGCGCGCATCGCGGCGCGTATTGACGTTCCGGCGAACGGGAAGTTGACATTCCAGTTGACAATCCCGGCCGACGTGGGTGTTGTTGGGCATAATGTTTACCTCTCGCGACCAGATGGTGACGTGTTGTACTTGGCGCTTTATGTGCCGGTGGCAACTGTGAGCGCGAGCTATGCAGGGGACACGTCGGAGTTTGCGTACCCGCTTAAGACGCAGTTTCTGTCTGCCCCCCCGGCGGGGCATTTGATCGCGTATTTTAAGGGGCATGCGTTCGTTGCTGTTGAGGATATGATATACCCATCAGAAGCGACTGCATACGAACTGTTTGATCTGCGTAACTACATCCCTTCCGACGGCAGGATTACGTTGATGGGTGCGCTTGAGGATAACGATGGTAACGGCAGTGGGTTCTTCATCGGAACAGACAAGTCGTGCGGCGTGTTGATTGGCGCTAATCCGGCTGAGTTCAAATACGTGCCCAAGGCGGATTATGGTGCGATACTTGGCACACAGGCATTTATTGATGGCGCGTTGTTCGCTGACGGCGCTACAAAGGTCGGTGGACTCCCCGCGTGGGTAACGACGCAGGGTATTTGTGTAGGAATGCCCGGAATGGAAATACGCAATATCACTCGCTCGAAGTACAACATAACGGCAGGCGGCAACGGCGCGGCGGTGTTCATGCCGGGACCGAATCGGTTCATCGCAATTAGTAATTTATAAGGAGAACTATCGTGACTCTTCGCTATAGCACAGGATCCCGCGACTTCATGGCGGGTGTCGGCAGTTTCAAAGACGCATTTAACAATGGGAAGATCGAAATCTATACTGGCGCGCAACCGGCCACGCCTGAGACGGCGGTATCTGGCACGCTGCTTTGCACGATTACTGCGGCTTCTGCCGCGCGTACCGCAGAAACACTTGCATCCGGCACAATGACGCTGGACTCTGGCGGTTCAGGTTCGGTCAATACACTCACAGTAAATAGCGTAGAAGTCATGGGTGCAGCGGTGCCTTTTAATACGACGCTTACGCAGACTGCCGCCGATGTGGCTGCGCAAATCAACATTTGGCATTCGGTGCCGGAATACACTGCTACATCATCTGGTGCGGTTATCACAATAAAAGCGCTTCCAGGCACAGGCACAGGGTCGAACGGTTATGCTGTTGCGGGCACGTTCACCACAATCGCGGGCACACCCGCGAATCTATCGGGGGGTGTTGCTGCGCTTAACGGGCTCAAATTTGGTGCTCCAGGGTCAGCTACGATTGCCAAACTCGCTTCGCAGTCATGGACCGGCGTCAACGGCGCGTCTGGCACCGCGGGATGGTATCGTGCCTACGGCAGCGTTGCGGATGCGGGTAGTACGGATTCGACGAATACATCCATGCGGGAAGATGGATCGATCGCTACTAGTGGCGCGGAGCTGAACATGAGCACCACGTTCACCAATGGCGCGACGACGACCATTTCGACGTGGAGCCGCACGCTACCGACGGCGTAATAGGAGTCGCAGATGGCCGGCGACTCGGCACTAAACCTACCGTTCATTAACGTAGGGTTCAACGGCGTTTCTAGCGCCACCTTGCCCGCCATCATCATTGGTGGGTACGGGAACTCTTCGGCTACGCTCCCGCGAACGCTCGTTACCGGGTATAGTGAATCGGTAAAAACCCTGCCTGCGGTTATCGCGGTGGGGGTTGGTGCGTCCGCGCCGCAGGTCACGTTGCCGCTCATCACGGCGTCGTCGACGGGGGTTACCGGCAGTATAACTGTTCCTAGTCAGCCCGTACTTATAGTTCCTGCGGTGCAGGGAACCGGTACTGGTGCCCCCGGCGTGCTCGGGGAAAGCGACGCGGCGCTTCCGTTAATTACGGGGGTCAGTTCCGGTCTAGCCATCTCAATAGAAGACGTGCCTGCGCTCACGGGATCGGGTGCTGGGCTACTGGGGCAGATTGGGGCGTCTGGGGCGTTTGCGCCGCGCATCGGGGCTACTGGTACTGCGACGACGATAGCGAACGGGGTGTCGACCGAGCCAACTCCGCTAATTGAAGGCGCCAGTATCGGGTTGTTGGGGCAGATCGGATCATCTACTTTATCGTCGCCCGTTATTGTTCCCGTCGGCGCCGCCGTAACAATAGTATCCGGCGCATCGAGTAAGAGTGTTCTGCAAATCCTTGGTAGCGGTGCGGGGTTGTCGGGCGCGGCCGGCGCATCTGGGCTCATTCTACGCCGGATAGTGGTTGCGTCCATTGGGCAGGCTGGGTCGCTTGGGCAATCCGTTCTGGTGCTCCCGCAAGCCACCATATTAAGTGCGGGGCATGTCCTGTCAGTTGGTACTAGCAGCCTGTTGCTGCCAATGCTTGTTCCGGTTAGCCAGGGCATTACAGGAGTAACCGCATCATACTCTACGATAACAATGCATACCGAGACGATGGCGCTTACGACGTACAGTAACTTCCCGTTCAACAGCATAGCGGCGTTCAACGGAACATATCTGGCAGCAGGGGATGACGGGTTGTTTTTACTGACCGGTACAGACGATGCTGGAGTGCCGATTGATGCCGCGGCTCGGACAGGTATATCGGGCTTCGGCGACTCATACCAGAAACGGGTGCCACGAGTGTACATAGGCGGGC